GGTCTCGATCGCTCGGATCAGGCCCTTGTTGCGGAGGCTGTCCATCACCTTGGTGAGGGCGCCGCCCTTGAGCTTGAGGGTCTCGGGCAGCGGCAGGACCGAGAGGTCGTCGCGCTGCGCGGCGGCGCCGAGGATGACGAGCTGGGTGTCGCTGAGCCTGGTCATGGGATGATCTCCATCTGCGGAGAGCACCATCGCCCTCCTACCGCCGCGAGCCCCGGCGGCGAGTGCCGCGCGGGGCGGGGACGGGACGGAGCCGGCTCAGATCAGCGTCTCGAGGAGGTCCAGCTCGACCTTGATCGCGCGCGAGATGCGGGCGTTGGGCGCCGCGAGGTAGGCCGCGCTGAGCGCCTCAATCAGATCCGCGATCACCTCGTCGGTGGTGAAGGTATTGCTCTCGTGCCGGTTGCGGACGGTGCGCCGTGCGTGATGGACGAGTGGCATGAGGTTGGTCATGGGGGTTGGGCTCCGGCTCCGCGGTCAGGCTGCGTGCTCGCCTTCGTTGAAGGCGCTGTCCGTGATGCGCTTGAGCAGCTCGGCGTAGTGCTCCAGGGTGCCGACGTGGCTCCAAGTCACGTCCTCGGGCGCGTAGCCGAAGTGGTCTTCGCTGAGCGCCTGGAGTCGAGTAAGCATCGCGTCGACCTCGGCCTTCTTGGAGACGAATGCGGCCAGCGCATCCTCGCTCGACCTGGCAATCTGCCTTTGAATCCTCGTGCTCATCTTCGGACTCCAGCTTGATCGTGGACCCGATGAATGCTTCTCCTGGAGCGATTAGCCAGAAGAAAATCGCTCCGATGGTGCTATTCTTCAAGTTGACTTCCAGAGCGACCTATGGCTGGCGCGGAAGCTGATGATCGTCAGCCTGGCCTCCGAAGGTGAGACCCCGATGCGAGGACGCAAACCCTTGCCGAGCAACGTCGTCCGCCTGCGCGGCAACCCCGGCAAGCGCCGCCTGAACGACACCGAGCCTAGGCCGGCTCCGGGCGTGCCCTCTTGTCCCTCCTGCCTCGGCGAGGAGGCCCGCAAGGAATGGAAGCGCCTGGCACGGGAGCTCGGCGACCTCGGCCTGCTGACCCGGATCGATCGCGGCATGCTCGCCGCCTACTGCCAGGCGCACGCGCTCTGGGTCGAGGCGGTGTCCTCGATCGAGCGCTATGGGACGATGGTCAAGTCCCCAAACGGCTATCCGATGCAGTCGCCCTACGTCGCCGTCGCCAACAAGCAGGTGGAGATCATGGTCCGGATCGCCGCCGAGCTCGGGATGACGCCCTCGTCGCGGACCCGCATCCGGGTCGGCGAGCGGCCGCCGGAGGATCCCTTCGAGGCGTTCCTGCAAGGCCGTGGCTAGGGCGACCTCCAAAGACCACCCCGTCACCGCCTACGCACGGGCCGTGACCCAAGGGCAGATCCTCACCAACCGCCTCGTCCGCCTGGCCTGCGAGCGCCACCTCGACGACCTCTCCTCGGCCACAGCCCGAGGGCTCCGGTTCGATCCGCAAGCGGCCCGGCACGCGATCGACTTCTTCGGCTTCCTGCGGCATTCGAAGGGCGAGTGGGCCGGCCAGACCTTCACGCTCGCCCCCTGGCAGGCGTTCGTCGTCGGCTGCCTGTTCGGCTGGAAGCGATCGGATGGCCTCCGACGCTTCCGCACCACCTACTGCGCCGTGCCGAGGAAGAACGGCAAGTCGACGCTCTCGGCCGGCATCGGCCTCTACCTGCTGGTCGCCGACGGCGAGCAGGGCGCCGAGGTCTACTCCGCCGCCACCACCCGCGATTAGGCGCGCATCGTGTTCGAGGAAGCCAAGCGCATGGTCACGAGCTCGCCCGCGCTGAAGCGCCGGGTCGAGGTGCTGATCAACAACCTGAACGTCGAGGCAGCGCCTCGCGCTTCATGCCGCTGTCCTCCGACGCCAGCACCATGGACGGCCTGAACGTGCATGGTGCGATCATCGACGAGCTGCACGCCCACCGGACCCGCCACGTGGTCGATGTGCTGGAGACCGCGACCGGAGCCAGGCGCCAGCCGCTCCTGTTCGAGATCACCACCGCCGGCTACGACCGCCACTCGATCTGCTTCGAGCACCACGACTATTCGACCAAGCTGCTCGAGGGCGTGCTGCAGGACGACAGCTGGTTCGCGTTCATCGCCGCGGCGGACGAGGGCGACGACTGGACCGACCCCGAGGTCTGGCACAAGGCCAACCCGAGCTTCGGCCTCTCGGTCAAGGAGGACGATCTGGCGCGCAAGGCCGAGAAGGCGATCGCGCTGACCGGCGCTCAGAACGCGTTCCGGCGCATGCACCTGAACGAGTGGACCGAGCAGGCCGAGCGCTGGATCGACCTCGCCGCCTGGAACGCCTGCAGCATGGCCGCTGATCTCGAAGATCTGCGTGGCCGGCGCTGCTTCGGCGGGCTCGACCTGTCGACCACGACCGACGTCACCGCGCTCGCTTGGGTCTTCCCGCCCGATGACGACGATGGGCTCTGGCACGTGCTGTCCCGCTACTTCGTGCCCGAGGACAACCTTGGGAAGCGCGCCGAGCGCGACCGCGTACCCTACGATCTGTGGACCCGACAGGGCTTCATCGAGGCGACTCCCGGTAACGTGGTCGATTATGGTGTCATCGAGGAACGCATCCGCGCCGATGCCACGCTGTTCGACGTCAAAGAGATCGCTTACGACCCGTGGAATGCCACCTACATCGCCCTGCGGCTCCAGGACGAGGGGGCGAAGATGATCGAGTTTCGCCAGGGCTACCGCTCGATGGCGGCGCCGACCCGCGAGCTCTACCTTAAGGAGACGGGCGGCCAGGTGCGGCCCAAGACGCGGGTCGAGCGCGAGCGGCACTTGCGGCGCGATTGGGCGCCACTGCACGATAGGCCGATCGCCGAAATCAGGAAGGGCGAGGTCGCCGGGCGTCTGCTCGAGATCAAGGACGAGCACGGAGGAATCGCGGCGAACCGGAGCCGATCGACGTTGGTCAATCTTATCGAGTGGGCGATGGGCCTCGAGCTGCTCGAGGTGAACGTGGTCGCCGCCGCCAAGTGGCCGTTGAAGGATGACCCGGAGCGGGACCGCCTGCTGGATGAGGCCGAGCGTAGGGCGGTCTGGACCGCGACCGCGAGCGGCGGCGCCTACGAATCAATCGTTCGACTGGCGTTGCTGCTCGGTCAGCGCAGGGGCGAGATCGGCGGCATGAAGTGGCAGGAGGTCGATCTCGATAGAGCCCTATGGTCGCTGCCGGCCGAGCGTGTCAAGAACGGCAAGGCGCATCAGGTCACGTTGCCGCGACAGGCCGTCGAGATCCTGGAGGCCCAGCCGCGGCGCGGCGAGCACGTGTTCGGGGATCGCGGTGATGCACCGTTCTCCGGTTGGTCGCGGTGTAAGCGGCGCCTCGACAAGCGCTGCGGCGTTCGTGGCTGGACGATCCACGACCTCCGGCGCAGCGCGGTCACGGCTATGAACGACCTCGGCATTGCGCGCACGTGGTCGAAGCGATCATCAACCACGTCTCGGGCGAGGCCAAGCGGGGGGTGGCCGGACGCTACAACAAGGCGCTGTACCTCAAGGAGCGGGCCGGGGCGTTGCAGCTCTGGGCCGACCACGTGACCAGCGCGCCGGCGCCCACGGTGATCGCGTTCCCGACGGGAAGGTCAGCCTGATGGACCTCGCGGAGTCCATGACCCACCAGATTCGCGACCACCTCGACCATGTCGAGGCAATGCTTCGCCGCGCGCCAGCGGTTGGCTTCGACACCGCCGAGGCGCTCGACGACATCGCGCTGCTTCGGCAGCTGCTCGACCAAGACGGCGCCGTGGCGGCGCTCGCGATCACGACTGCCTGGCACCTCAATCGGAAAATAGCGGACATCAAGGAGCCCGACGTGGTGAGCCGCGGCGGCGTAGCCAGGGCTGCCAAATTGCAGCAGCGCGACCTGGCGTTGTTCCGGACGGCACTGCACGAGTGCCCCCAGCTGCTGGCCAAAAGTGCCAGCGCTGCGGCCGCGTGGCTGGTGAAGAACAACAGGACCGGGCTACCGGAAGACCGCGTACGCAAGGATCCTTGGCAAGCTCCTGGGCAGAAAGAAAGTTGGCCAAGTGCTAGTGGACTGATTGAGACAGAGGATTCACATCGTTCGGCGCCTGTGGCAAGCTCGGGGCATGGCACAGGAAGTTTCGGTGATCGTGAGCGCCGACGATCGGGCCCGGCTCGAGACGATCGTCGGAAATCGCAACCAGCGCCGCAAGCACGTGCAGCGGGCGCAGATCGTGCTGCTGTCGACGGACCGATTGCCGGTGGCGGAGGTGGCCAGGCAGGCGAGCGTGAGCCGACCGGCGGTGTG